TTTTAAATATAATATACAATGTGCAAGTTCCCCACAAGTTGTCAGACAATTTATAAAGAGCGTTTATACATTAAAACATATATATTGTTAACAATTTATTTACAATTATGTCATAATGTGTTAACACTAATACAGTACTATATAATCGTAAAAGATAAAGAAAACAAAGACCTCAAGGAAAGACTTGAAGAAAGAAGGAATTATGAGAATCAATCGTTGTCCAAATCAAAACACATGTTGTATTGCTTCACCTTATACACGTTGTGACTATAACTACAAATCAGACAGTTGTATTAAAGCGCATAATGATTTTAGCCATGAATGCAAAAAACTGTATAATCAAATTAAAGCAATTAAGAATCCAAATTGGCATCACGTTAGCCTTGCTACACTTGCCAACATTGATTTTGACATGCTTGACGAAAAGCGAAAAGTTTATTTATCTTTTTACAAAAAGTGGCAAGAAGTACGTAAAAATTTAAGAAAATGTAGTTGTGGGAGTAGTTATGAACGTTGTTACTGTGTTTTTAGAAGATCACTTACAATAGCTCTAGCTAGAAAGGAAATATCAAAAGCATTACTTGAGTATTTTGACAGACAAATATCAATGGTAAATGTTGAATGTGGTGTTTGGTCGTCAATGGTTGAAGTAGCAATGGGACAGCACGACTCACGTAAATATAACAGAGCAACATTAAGGTATTAAATATCATAGCTGTTCTATCGGCTACACGGGAAGAAAGAAGGAAATTATGACAGCTAATATTTCAGATTTGCAGCATATCGCTAGCACTTTAATTGCAGGTGGTTGGACTTCAAAAGACGCAAAAGAAATTCAGTTAGAATATAATCTGTGTGACGATGAAGTAAATGCAATTGTAGAAATTATGGAAGAAATGTGGAAAAAATAGAAAGTGAGGTTTAGCATGGATAATTTAACACAGACAAAGAAAAATAGACTTTTACAAGAAAGCAAGGATAAAATTTTAGAAACACCACTTTTTCATAATGACATTATGAAAATGTATGCGTATATCTACGATTGCACAGCCACAAGTGATACCATGGCAGAGATTCAACTTATGGAAACTGTAAAATCATCACTTGATTTTCTTGTAAGGGGGGTCGTAAAATGAACTATTCAATTGTTGTGTGGGGCTTCGACAATGATAATGATTATCAGCACGATTGTGATTTGATTAAAGCTAAAAGTTTTCAAGAAGCGTTTGCCTATGCTACTAATTATATGTGGCAAGGTTGGACTTTTACAAAAATAGATATTGAAGAATTAAAAGAGTATAAGTATATTGTAAAATATCATGATAACTATACTAATGAAAATGATATTTTTAGCTGTAAAGCTGATAGCGCTTTAGAGGCAAAGATACATTTTAGACTTTGTAAAGATTTTGCAGATAATAAACGTTATGAGATAATCAGTGTAAAAGGAGTAAAGAAATGAGAACTATGAAACATACATACTTGGTAGAAGTAGCCTTTCTGAATACGGAAAGTGATGATATCAATATTGAATATGTTGAATGTAGTGGATATAATGCAAGACAGGCGAACGATTATGTGGTTGAATATATATCAAAACTGCCGTTTTGCAGCTACATTACCGTAATATCAATAGAAAGAAAATAAGAAAAGAGGGCTTAAGCCCTCTTTTTTAACTCAATGGAATATTAAACTCAACACCATATAATTGGATCTCATCAACATTAGTATAAGTAGCATATCCGGTACCGCTTATATCAACTAACTTTAAATAAATCGCCCCGCTGTCTACTTGTGTAGCATCGAATGGATTGATGGTAAGAGTAGCCAGGCATTGATGATAACCGCTTTTATCATGAATAATCGCATTGCAATTACAGATACTTTGTTCATTCACAAAAGAAAGATTGTGACTCATAACCTTAACAGCTGCATTTGTGAAATTCTTGACTGGACTGAAAGCCAAATCAAGAAAGCTCGCAACATGTCTAAAGCTACAATGAGCGTTTGTATTAGTCAACACAACTGGCATTTTGTAGTCATTGAGTGCACAATCAACACCATCAAGCGCAAATTCGCCGCTCCGATTCCATGCAGCATATCCGCCCATTGCTTTATAAATCATATCTGCAATTGACGCCTGTCCACTAGCATTAGGGTGGATATTATCGCTAGCAAGTACGCTAGTCCAACGTAAAGCACTATCAGCACCACTCAAAAACTTATACTTTCCCCAATAAGTTGCATATAAAGTTTTAATATCATCATATGCTTTTTGTTTTGCAACCGTAGTAAAACCGATGATAGGTGTTGCAATCCATCCAATGTAAAGCGTTGCGTTTGGTAACTGTGACATTAAATTGATAACATCTTTTATACCAGAGTTGACCGTGGAAGCTGCAATAAATTGATCATTCCAACCGCCTGCAACAACAACATATTTCACCTGCTTCTTTTGCTTATCAGAAAGACCTGTTATTGCTTCTGATAACAGAGCAGAAAAGTGAGTATTTGCACCAAATCCGCTACCGCCTAAACTTTTATTAACATAAAAGCTAGCATCACTGAAATACTGGTCATGCAAGATATCGCACCACGGTTTCACCATGCCATCTGGTGTATATCCTTCCCCGTAGGAGTCGCCAATTGTTATCAATCCATAATCTGTCAACCATGTGTCAATAATATCAGACAATTCTCCGCTTGCCTTTAAAGCATCAAGATAATTGTCAATGGCTGCTATATAGTCCAAATTATCAATATAATTTTGAACGTCTGCTTGCCATTTATTCCATTCTGTATAGTAGTCATCCCATTTTGTATCAAGATCCTTTACAGTTTCCAGTAGCCAATCAAGGTTTAAATTGTGAAAATCTGTATACGGAAAATTAGAAAATGCCATACTATCACCCCTTTACTTGAATTGGTCAGAAGGAATCACGTTGTACTCGTTGCCGTCATCACCAGTGACTAAAATTGGTTCAAACACTTTATCAAAATAGTGAGGATTTGGGATCTGGCCAAATTTTTCAATTAAAAATTTTAGTTCCCCTTTAGCAGATTCGTCTTTAAGAACTGGCTGTATAGTACATGGAGATGTTGAATCGATACATGGAAAATCAAGCTTGTAGTTAGTGGCTATTTGCATATAAGGGATAAGATACCCAACATTTGATGCTACTAATATATGAATTTTTTCAAATGTATATCCATTCTTTAACTGTATTGCAGGCGGATTTCCGTCCCCTGCTTTAATGGTAACTGTAACAAAATTACCTTGATACAAAACAGTCATAATAGCGAACCCCCTTTTTCCCAACCATACCCCTCAATAACTCCTATTGTAATGGTTTCATTTTCTCGCCCACAATGCATAAAAAAGCCGTGTCCTATATCGAGGGCGATGTGCCTACCAGTGCCGCCAAAAGTTGTATACAGTAAATCTCCGTCTTTAGTCTTGTCAGGAGTCGTTATATTTGTGCAGCTGTTTATGTATGCGGTCGAATACATAAATTTCCCTGTTACAAGGTTGATAAAGCCGCTACAATCAATCACTGTCTTTCCTAAACAGAAAGCCTTGATTTGAGCTTTCTGTGCAGCGTTATACTTTTTAAAATAATTTGGCTCTGCATTCCATAATGCCTCAAAAACCTCAGGAGTACACTTCTGCCCCTTCGCACCGTAAAGGTAAGCGTACTTATCACGGTTTTTGTAAAGCTCTCTCGCTTTAGCAATATATGCTACATTTTTATCAGGTATATCATAAATCATATTCACACCTCATTTCTTTCTTTTACGAATGTTACCTCTTCTAAATCTTTTCTTTCTTTTACTATTGTCAACAGTTCGGTTATCACCTTAGTGTTGTTGTTCAATGCGTCAACCCACTTCGCACTTTCTTGGTCATGCTTTTCATACCAGGTCTTTCTTTCCTCACGCTGTCTCACGTCAAGTGCGTTTACATACCACATTACAGCGCCTAAACATACACAAGGTACACCAACCATTTGTGCAATTTGTGCAATTGCATTCATAATTTCCATGTATCACCACACTCCTATTAAAAGTCTATCTGCATAAAGCTTGCAAACCTCGTCGAGAAAATTGTAAGCTTTAGTCAGATCAATTTCCGATTGCAGCATTTGTTGTGACGTTGTAACACCTATGTTTCCATGAATCCTTCCCTCATGTTTTCCGCTTGTTGTTGATTCATCCAAACCATTAGTAACACTTCCATGGGAGGTGTCAGCGCCAAAAGTCTGGGAATCGCTTCCGCTATCACTTGTGTTGTCAGTGTTGGCAACCTCGGGAGTTGAAGAATTAAACGCTGCAACCTTATGAGTACTGTCGGAAACTTTTCCAAAAGTTGTTGTAACGCTACCTTTGTTAAACGTTTCTTCAGTATCAACTTTTCCCTTTTGGAAAGTGCCGCCGCCCGTGTCAGTCCAACTTTCAATTCTATCATAATTTTCTATTGGATTGTATTCAAGCTGCGTTACTTCCCACAAGTGATCAATAGTCCATTGTAACGAACGTGATACACTTGTAACATGCCGTCTTAAATATTTGGGGTCTTGATAAACAGGTGTCAAGTCTCCGTATGAAAGCAAAAAATGTTCAATAAGTTGATCTTTTGACAACCCTTTAACATAGATATCGTTAAAGATACTATTATCATAGTCATACAGAGTCGCTATTGGAATAATCGTTCTCACTCTGTTCACCCCCCTCTAATATTAGGATACCTCAAACGTGCTTTAATGTCAAGGTTATAATGGGCGTTTACTTTTTCTAAACATTCGTTAATTGTCTCAACCCACAACTCACACTTAGACATTACAGCGTTTTTGGTTTCCTCAACCTCATCTGTAATCATGCGCTCTTTTTTCTCAGGCGCTGTATAAATACCAATCTCCATATCAAAAGCGTGTTTGAGTTGTTCAACACTTTCCAACGCTGCCTTAACAACATTGTAACATTTATCAATGTCATTATTAAAATATTCATAAAGCGGGCGCCCCGTTTCCTTATCAAAAAGTGATTGATTTATTACAACAGCTAACTTACCACTCATAATATCGTCAAAAGCTGCTTTAAAAGTCTCACTTGCGCTTTTGTTGCGTGCCGTAAAAATAAAACCAAACTTTGCAAGTGCACTAGCAACGTCACAGTTTGAGAGCGTTAACGCTAAGCGCTGCGCGTATGAATTTATCAAGTCACCAATGCCGCACCAGTCAGGAGTTAACCGCACAATCTCACAACCGTCCCCTATAACCAAATCGCCATTAAAACTTGCGTCAAAAGCGGGGTTAGCAACTACATAGTTAGTTGGTTGATACTGCACGTCGAACCCATAAGGGTTTCCGTGTTGTGGAATAACACCGAAACGAGCTGTGTTCATAACACAAAAGTTTCCTTTTAAAAACAAAAGAGGATAGATATAATTTTTTGCCCAGTTTGACGGCATACCATCGAAAATAATAAGGCTTTCGGCGCGTTGCAAAAAGTATCTGAAGTATGTTGCATAGTCCCAAGTATTGTTAATATGGATCATGTTTGGATTTTGCCTTGACTCATATTCGTTAATAATCGGACTTGATACACCTTCGCCAACATAATATCCACTATATACAAACGGTTTCATTCTATAAACATACCCCCATTCAAAAAATCATTGATAACTGCTTTTCCGTTTTCAGTTGCAGAGCAACTTACATCGGCATTTTCGCACTGTAAAAAGCCAGATAAGTTAGACAAGCTTATCTTTTTGCATACTGGATAGCCAAAATGCTCATAATCACGGTTGGGCTGATTTGCAAAAATAGCACGTAAAGCAATAACGTTACTTCCAACCATTGTACCACCACTGCCGCCGCTTGTTTCAACTGTTGGGGCAATGCTTGAAATTCCCGACTCAATTGCAGAGACACCACCTAAAATATTATGTGTTGCAAAAGAAAAAGCAGCATTGATTGCACTTGATACAGTTCCAATGACATTTGTAGAGCGTGACGAATAACTTACAGGAGCGCCGCAGTTTCCAGTAGCAGTGAAAAGTAGTACATTTCCGGCGGTAACTGTAACGAAAATAGCGCCGTTCATGTCAACCGAATATTTTATTGATAGTGCATCGATATTAGCAAGCTCTTTAGATGACAGGCGCATGGTTCCAATAAACGGCAAAGTTAGAACATATTGTGTAAACGGTTCAAATAGCATGTATTTATTTGTATCGCTTTCGCTGTGATGTGGTACAGCTAAAGAAATGCTATGTGTATACACTTCACCCGTGCCAACGTCTCTACCACTGTAACTAGTGGAAACATACCCGAGTACAATTTGTGTTGGCGTTCCGTCTGCAACATCAAACGGAACCCATATTGCACTTTGTAAATAGTCTTGTGGTCGAACAATTTCTTTCTGCACATCGGATGGCGTTTCCAAAATTGTGTTTAATCCGTTTAAATATTCAGGTGAATATAAATACCTAGTTATAGCTTTAAACGTTGCAGGATGTAAAGACAAAAAAGAATTTTCGCCATTGCCAATGATACAACACATAATACTTCCCGTGGTGGAAGTAGGCAGCGTTGCAGTTGATTGTGAAATTGTTGGTTGTGCAGTAGTTGGAAACATGGTGTCAATCAAGTATCGGTTAAAGTTTGCAACATTTGAGGATCGTGTTACATACATAGAATTACTTAAAATCTCATCTTTATAGCTTGCCAAATAATCACAAGTACAAGAAATTTCATATGTAGATTCCACATATGTAACATCCTTTACAAAGTAATATCTGCCAAAAGTTTCACAATATGCAACATTCCAATCAAACGGAGAAACTGACTGCAAAATAAATGTTGGTCTTTCTACGCTCGTACCGCTTTTAAGCACGCATGCAGCAGTTTCTGAAAATTCTGGTATTTTTGTACTGTTAATTCGTTTGTCTGATTTTCCAAATTTAACTTCAAATGCCATGTGTACCCCCTTCAAGAAAAGGGGCTTGAAGCCCCTTTGTTTAATCAAGTAAAATCAAAATTGCATTCTCTGTAAAGTCAACAGGAGTCTTAAATGTGTAATGATTCCAACCGTTTCTAAAACCAAACCTTGCATTTAATGGCTCAAGTGCGCTCCATTGATCAATCGGAACGATTCCCATTGTATCAATATCCATCATAATTCCCAGAACGTTGTTAACTGTTTGATTTGATAAAGTAAACTTTGTTACTCCATCTGGTTTTACTCCCTCAGCGCTTCCTTTAATTTGCATTGGATTGCTAGGGTCAGTCCAGAAAGTTACTTTCTCATAGTCGCCCAACTCAGCTTTCTCAGGGTGGAAAAACTCGCTGCCATTAGCCTCAAAATAATTTCCAAATTTTGAAACCAGATAAAAACGCAAGTCTGCTGCATCAGTGTGACGGTTTACAACTTTTCCTGTAAAATCGCCATGAAATCTTGTTCCGCGAACAGCAAGGTTTTCTTTAAGTGTTTTCATTTCTGCACTTAACCAAATCATAAATGGCCGGAAATCAGCTGGATTCATGATTGTTTTTGCAGTCATTGCAAGCCCCGTCTCAGCGTTATACTTTGTTAACGCATGGAAAACCTGCTCTTTTTTGCACATATTACCGCTTGTAGGTGTTGCTTTACCTGCATCAGCAAGGATAATTGCGAGGTTTGCAAGTTGTGCTCGCGCCCTATTTTCAAGGTCAATCTCATAAACATTTGAAAATTCAGTCATAAGCATGGAGAAATACGCCGCCACGCCTGACTCAGAATCAAATGCTGCATTGATCTGATTCTTATAGATAGTATACTTCCTTGCAAAAGTTTGACCGCCACTTGCAATTGTAAGAAGTACATCATACTTTACTGGTTTTGTTCCAGATTTCCAGTCTTGACTTGCTTCGTCTTTATCAAGCTCAACGTTAATATTCCACTCATCATTATCAACCTCAGATTCATTTACAATAGGGGTAAACTTTCTAATATAATTGCCGTAGCGCTGATCATCCCAAACCATACCAGAAAGTTTTCGTGAATATGGGCGAATGGAATAAATTGATTTTGCAAGTACAGTAGGAATAATTTGATACAAGTTATCATCTTCTCGATCAAAGCCCATTTTAAATGTATTTTGCATCTGCCCAAAAGTTAAATTTTGTGCTGACTTTCTACCAGTATACTGGTTATACATTTCTGTAAGTAATGGCGCAATTTGTGTATATGTAAGATCTGCCATTGTTTATACCCCCTTAGAAAAACTTACTTAAATCGCTATTGCCGTTTGAACCACCAAAATTAGTTTTTCCGTTTGCAAGCTGCTGTGCTTTTACAAGTGCCGCTGCAAACTTGTCATAGTCAAACGACATATCTGTCTTCTGATCTGTCTTCTGATCTGTCTTCTGATCTGTCTTCTGATCTGTCGTAACGTCAAACGCTGCAATTTCATCTTTACTATATCCGGCATTTACAAGCTTCAAAATTTCATCAATTTTCATATTTTAACCTTCTTTCTTTATTTGTTGACAGCTGTAAACAGACTCGAACTGTTATTATATGATTCAAAGTCATATGTGCTAACCGTTTACACTATACAGCAGTAATAGGCGGTCTGTCTGTCGTCCCCGACTCGCACACACTGGCTAGTGTTTGGATAGTGCAACCGCCTATTTATTATATATCATTTATATAATTGTTTGTCAATTACAACTTTATAGAATATCATACCATGATACACAATCAAAAGATGCTAAAAAATCGCACTGTGTTTCATAGTCTGAAAATGTTATGTCACCACTAATAAACATTGGTTTTAGATACTTTTTACTACTTGTTTGCCACCTCTCTAGTGATGATGGAGAAGCATCAAAAACATCATCACAATGAGAACGCATAGGTTTAGTCACGTAAAATTTAAAGTCTGATTTATGCAGCCACACAGAAAACAAAGGTGTTTTCATATCGTGCGTGTATTCTTTTAAGTTTTGATGACGTATTCTATCATCTTCCAAATCCATAAAGTCATTATCAAGCTCCATTTTCGCTCTGCCTTTTGGAAGATTTCTATAAAAAGCGTTTTGTCTCTTTTTCTCAGAAATAGGAGACTTAAACGGTAATATAAGTGTTGTCTCGCACCTATCTACTTGTGTAATTTCAGTTCTTTCTTTTACCGCCTTGTAACAGTCTGGGATAAGTCTATATCCAATTAAAATGTTAGACATAATTGCGTTAGAGTTCCCAAAAAACCATGTTCTTATTTTTTCCGTTTCCGAGTCTGGGCGGTTTCTGAAAAGAACCTCCATAATATTTTTGTATGCTTGAAATTCATTTTTTATAGGTCTGTCACCTTTTTGTGGAATGAATTCATCAAAAATTACATCATAAAAACGCGTAAAGTCTATACCTGTTTTGTTTTGAAAAGTAGACAGCGAAACACCTACTATAAAAGGTTTATCGTTTTGCAAGTCCTCGTCTGTCAGGTATGCCTTGCCATAACCTTTTTTGTCGTTGTATTTCAGCCGAATATCTTTTCCAAACCAATCAGGTTTTACAAAGTCGCCTATAGTCGAAAAGCTGTTCTCAAGTGCAACGTTTGTTCTGCGCACATATAAAATAGGGAAGTGTCCGTCATTCCAAATATCACATATGAGGTGAGATTTTCCAATACCTCTACCGCCTATAATGTCAATGTATCTTTGTCCAACGTCACAGATGTATTTATAATTCAAATAACCGTTTTCTTTATATAAACTCATATTATCACCTCTTTTAACTTAAAAGAGGGAAGTCGTTTTGACTTCCCTTCCTGCCTTATACAAGCTCAAAATTCATATAAGTCCTGCCTGCCTTGCTCTGTGAGCGTGTCAGCTTAAACTGTAAATTGTACGTCTCCATAAAATCATAGGCACTTTCTGCCGTCTTGATCACGGTTGGACTTGACGTTGCAATTGTTACAACTTCACCTGTCTCAATGTTTGTATGATAAAAAACTGCAACTTCCTTATCGTCATCTGTAGTATAACGCACATAATCAGTTACGTTTACAATGGTGTCATCAGGCAAATTCTTCATTAACAGATGATTGTCATTTGCCATCTTAAACATTTCTTTCTTGTCAAACTCTCTTGATTGTCTTTCAATTCTCATTTTCGTTATCCTCTTTTCTTTTATTTAAGGGTATTATCCTTTACAAGTATATAATAACTTATTTACAAAAGTTTTGCAAATAAAACGTTATTTACTCTACTATTTCATCAACTATAGTGTAATTCTTTATTTGATCATCTGATAGACCTATTTCATAGTCTCGTGCTATCATACAACTATAACCAGTATACTCTGTTATTGCTTCTTTGCCTTGATAATCAACAACTTTTGTTTTTGTGATGCTATCACTATCATTATACCAAATCTGAAAACCGCCGCTATTCTTAATTTTGAACCCCTCTCTAAAGTTATCAAGGTTTTTAATAGCTTCAACACCTCTTGCCTTTTTAACTCCAGATATTGTACAGCCAAAGTATGTTTTATCTTTTGTTTCTTTGTACGCATTAAAACAATACTTCTTCGCGCCTAAAGTTTTAAAATCTTTGTATTCGGGTTCATACTTATTTTCAGATTTCACATCGCTTTCACAGTCAAAATATCCGATATAATATTTTTTACCGTCAATATCAACAAAAGTATTAGTTTCTTCGCAAAGCTTATATATCCAATTATTTAATTCTGTCAATTTGTCAAAATTAAAATTAGTTGCTTTGCAACTGTCTGTATCACAATAAATATACGAGCTTTCGGCACATGCTAAAATCCTACGCAAGTGTTTTCTTGCGTGGGCTGTTGTATATACCCCCCACACATAAGGCAATACACTTTTTTCACTTTGCTCTGAAATAGATTTTTCATCTGGAATTTTAAAACCGCTTGCATCAACCTTTTCTTTATATGCAATATCATTTTCATACCTTGTAAATGAAAATTCTTGCCATTCATTTTCCATATACAACATAATAGGGTGAATGGGATCTGTTGCAGCCATGCCATAAATGCCGTTTAATTTATTTTTGGCTTTCATTAAATCATATTCAGCTTCTTCCCTCTCTTTTGAATTTGGGGCGGTATGCTTTACCGCTATTTTAAGTTTTGTTTTTGCGGCGAAGTACTCCATGATTACACTTCTTACATCGTCTGGAATATACCCATAACGTGCTGTATAGAGAGTATCTTCTATTATTTCAACGCTATCAAAATCATAGCATTCTTCAATTAAAGAAAAATCAATATCTGTTACAGTTGTTTCTAGCTCTGTTGCTTTCCACACTCTGCCATTGTCGGGGTCTACCCCTTGCAAGTTACGGCATTTGCTTATAGATAGATACGGGTTGTATTGATCTTCTTTAAGTCTTACATTTGTAAGCTTTATTTGTGCTATCCATGCAAGATTTTTACTTTTTATATATTTTAAACATTTTGATGTTACGGGCATTTTTTCAAATGCTGTTACGGGAAACTGCATCAAAAGAAGCATAGCCGGATACATACTCGCTGCATCAAAACTATAAACGTCATGATAGATTTTCGCGCACTTTATCATGTTGGCGTGAGTATCACCACCACGGAAAGCCTCTTTTAAAAGTTTATATGTTTTGTCTGTTAAAGCTAGCTTTTTCTTTAGCATTCTGGTGGTAGTGCCTTTTCTTATAGCTCTTTTCATATCACGTCTCACATAAGATGTACTTGTCAGCGGCACAGTTGCAATTGTATCTTTATCTTTTGTAAGCATGTAACTGATTGCTTCCCAAAGTCCTAAAGTATCATTGATTATATATCCCCACTCAGTAGGATTGATATAACTTTCATTGTGCCGTATAAGTGAGTAGTCCAAATCGCCTTTTGCTTTTATGTGTTGGCATCCAGCCATTTTTTTCATAAAGTTATCAAGTGACATATTAGTTAGCTTATAACTACACCTCAGTTCAATACCACGCTTCTTTAATCGCCACACAAGCGGTTTACGTTTACCAGTTGCGAACACTTCGCTATAATCGTTTAAATAGCCAATCATAAAAGAAAATTCAAAAGGCAAATTGTGGACGTAAATCACAAAATACCGTGACTCACTTGTTTTATAGTAAGCTTGTATTTTATCAAGCAAATCAACAAAGTCTTTCCAGTATCTGCCTTGCACTTCTTCGCCATCAATGCAAGCCGACCACACATACATAAAAGCATCAATAGGCTTTGTCACTTCTTCGCCTTGATCATCTTTTTCAATCCGTGTCCGTGATGTTGTTTCAATGTCAAATGTTCCAAATTGATCAATATAATAGGGACTGTCTTTCTTTTTGCCTAAAGGTTTATGCAAGGAAAAGCAATGTGACGGAACATATTCCGTCACTGACTTTACTTCTATATCATCATATTTGCTTGACCTATTTAAACATTGAACTATCATAATTTATAACTCCTGCCTTATAGACTTTGGTTTTGGCTTCGCTCGCTTGCTCTTATATAGTTTGTTTGCAGCTTTAAATTCTCTAGCTTTATCTTTCCATGACAGCGAACTGTTCTGTATAAGTGCAACTCGAAATTCTGCTTGATCTTTCACAGACGGGTATAAATCTTCAAAAGTGCTAAAGATTTCATTCAAACCCTCACGTGTGTTTGTATTAAGTGCCTCAGTTAACATTGTAACTATTTGATCACTTGATAGCTGTGCATACTTTTTATCTGATAGATAGTACAACGTGTTAAAAAGTTTATCACGGATATTTTTGGAAAGATTGGAAATGTCAACCCCGTAACGTTCTTTAAATGTTGCTACTCTTTTATTTTCTACTTCGATGCTACCGCGGGCGGTTGAAGCTTTTGCTTCAAGATAGTGCAAAAGCTTGTTTTCTAACGCTCTCAATTCACGAATTGAAAAATCTTTGTAAACTGCCTTTCCCGTTGAAACATAAGATGCATTATAAGAAACGCGCTTGTTAAAGTAGTCAACTGCATCTTGATATCTGAAAAGTGCTGTTCTATCTTCCGTGATTCTGCCTTTTGATATTGCTGTTGTTAGTGTTTTGGCACGCTTGTTTGCAACGTTGGCAAGCTTTCCAACACGGGCGATATATTCTGGCTTACTAGAAGTGGTTTCGATAGAATCATAGTGCCAACGAGTGAAATACTTTGCTTGAATTTCTGTCTGTTTCATAACTTGATACCTCTCTTCTTTAATTCTTCTTTTACAATTTCATATTTATAGTTGTGTGGTGTAATTTCTCTGAAAATGTTGCCAATTTCCTTTTCAGTGTAACCGTGATTTTTCAAGACTAAAACAATATACTGCACAGCCTCAGCCCCTTCTTTATATGAACACTTCATTCCATCCGGTGGCAACTTGTACCATGTTGTCGTTTTAATATCTGACACCGCTTGCACTAACATTGCGTGTTGGACCATTTCATAAGGTGTTAGCTTACTATTTATAATGCCGTCTTTAGGTCTTTTCATTTTCTTTATATCTCCTTGAGTTTTTCTTTTATTGTATCATGGAGTTGTTAACAAATAAAGGATAAATTATGAACAAAGTATTAACAAATTATTGTTATAGTTGGTATAGAACAGTAAGAACAAATGTGCTAACAGAGGAGGCCTGGAGAGCGAAACGAGCCACCAGAACAAATGTGCTAACAGCGGAGGCGGCAGCCGACCAACGACCGAGGGCGACAGCCCGAGGGAGTACCGATAGAATTGTCTGATAATTAAGAGGGAACTTCTCTTTTGTATTTACTACTTAAAGAGTAT